GATGAGGCTGTTTATGGAATGACGTTTATCGGCCCACCATTTACATTTTCTTTCAGGCTTCTTGCTACAAATTGTGGAGCTGGGGCAAAGAATGTTCTTGCTGATATTGATGGGACTGTTTATTGGATGGGTCTTTCTAATTTCTTTGTTTATGATGGGACTGTAAAAGACTTACCATGTTCTGTACAGCATTTTGTCTTTGACAGGATGCAAAAAGATTACATTGACAAATCATTTGTAGCTCACAACAAAGAATTCAATGAAATAACTTGGTTCTACGTCAGCAACGAAAACACTTCAGGATCAGACAACCCAGAGCCTGACAGCTATGTCACTTTCAATTATCAGGATCAGGCATGGTCTATTGGCTCTTTATCAAGAACAGTTTGGTCTGATGCATTTGGCGTGAGAAAAGTCCCATTCGCTTTTGATTCTGGTGGCATTCTTTACAATCATGAGACTGGAAATTCAGACAATGGCTCTGCGATGTCGTCTTTTATTGAGACAAGCGACTTAGAAATATCTGCTTCTGGCGAGCAGCTTTTCATGATTGATAAAATAATTCCCGACACAACAATGACATCAGACACAAATCTTTACGTGAATTTAAAAACAAGGAAATACCCACAGGATACTGAGACAACCAAGGGTCCATTTACTATTACATCATCTACGAGTAAAGTATCAACAAGAGCCAGAGGCAGGCAAGTTGCTGTAAAATTATATAGTGATGGAATAAATGATGATTGGTTGCTTGGTGATTTTAGAATAAATACGAGGTCAGATGGTTTGAGATGATAAGACTCCCACAACCAACAACACAAAGCACTCTTTTAAGTTGGGCTTTCCAGCTTATTTCTGCTTTGGACCAACAATCAGTTTCTGACTCTCTTGCTCAAACATCATCTGCAAAAACAACTCAAGAAAACGCTGAGGCAGTAAGCTGGTTTAATGCCTAACAACTACAAAAATGCAAAGGTTGATTTAACTACGACAAATGCAACAACACTTTATACAGCCCCAACAGCAACAACAGCAATTGTTAAATCAATTCTTGTTTCAGAGGACTCAGGAAACGCAGACACAATAACTGTAACAATAACTGACTCTGCAAGTGCGGTTTTTAGTTTATTCAAAGTGAAGGCAGTTGGTGCAAATACGACGATCGAATTACTCACACAGCCTTTGGTTGTCATGGAGTCAGAGATATTAAAAGTTACAGCCGCAACAGCTAACAGGCTTCATGTTACGGCGAGTTATTTGGAGGTAAGTTGATGGCTGAAAATGTTTATGGTGGGCTTGGTGATTTAGATGATGAAGGCAAACAGCCGATTGTCTATGATGTTTATCAACAGCAATCTCAAACCCCAGGAATCGACCTCAGCAATCTTCAAAATGTTTATGGCACTGCTGCAATGCCTGTTTTTCAGTGGGTCAATACAATCAAAACTGGGGAAAGAAGTTACACCCCGGGAGATTCTTTTGATGAAGAAATGCTTGAAAAATACAATGAGCTTTTGTCAGAGAGTGAAAAACAAGAATTGGGTTTGCCATCAACTCGTGAAATTGTTGTAGGCCTAGCTTCACCAATTTTGCAGCAAGTTGGGCAACAAGCAGTATCTGCGATTTATGATCCTTACCTGACAGGGGGAACTTTGGGTAAAATGGGTCAGGGTGTTGCAAGCACTTTTGGCGAACTTCCCGGGCAAGAAGTCTCCAGCCTCATATCTGACTTTGATACTTCATCGCTTAAAAAGGGAGAGGTTTTTCTTCCTGAACTTTCAAGTTCTGATGTTGCTAAAAGAACAGGAATGACAGATACGTTTTTGGATCTCGATAATCAAAACAAAGGCATTTTTCCAGAGACGCAAGTTGCAGATGTAGCAGGTCCAAAAGTTGACAGAGCA